TTGAAATTTTTGCAACAGATACATTCCAGTCATCAGGTACCATATATCCTGATTCTTTAAGTTTAAGAAGAAGTTCATTAAAGTTATCCTTTAAACCTGCTACAGTAGTTGCAGTGCTTGCAGCTTGGTTTTTAGCTGCAGGAAGCCCCGTTACTGAGGCTCCTTTCTTAATTTCAAGAGTACCGCCTATGACGGTTTTATCTCCGCCTTGCTCTGTATAATTTTTAGTGTTATAGCTCATAAGACACATCCATTACGCTTTTTGCTGAAGTACCTTAACGGCTTCAGGAAGAATAAGCTTTCCATCAACACGTTGAGTTGCAACGAAACCAACTTGACCTGTTACGGCATAAAGTTCATTTAACCTTTTAAATACACGACCTTGACGGTCTGCAACCCAGTAGTAGCTTAAATCACCAAATACTATGGTCTTAGCTGCAGAAGCAATAGCCGGAACATAGGCTGATGTGTATATAGGTCTGTTTAGTATTGTATCAGGAGTACCCGCCTGTAGAGATGGCTGCCATAAATATTGACCTTGGCCATCTTTTAGTTTGCGTATTGCCTTAACGGTAGCATCATTCATGACGAATACCGACTTATTTCTGTATGGTGCTTTTAATGAATAGAATAAATCTAAAATCTCATCAAATGTAATGGCAGTAGCTCCTGCGGTAGTTACACCAAGTTGAGCACCGCCAGTTGCTGCAAGTATACCTGTTGGTTTTCCTGAAGCATCTCCGGTGAAGAAGGCTTCTTCTTCTTTATTACCTATACGTCTTGCAAATTCTTTAGAAATATAGGCTTCAAGATTAAACACACTGTCATTGAGAAGTTCTTCTGAAACCTTTATCAATGTGCCAAGTTTATATGCACCGATTGATACTTGACCGAAGCTGTCATCACTATCAGGGATTGCACCCTCTTCATCTACCCATGATGCGGTGCCTTTAGAAGCTACCACGGGAATTTTTCTGTCCCCGGTGGAAGTAGTAATGACATTGGCTAATTTACGGAAGATATTTTCTTCCTCAAGTGCCTCTATAAGAGTTCTTTCAAACTCATCGGGTACTAAGTATCCACCCTCGGTGTCAGTACCAACTTGAAGAGCGTTTCTTATGGTGACATCAAGTCCTTCACCGGCACGAGTACGCATAGCATTCCAGAATGCCTTTTTGTATTCATCAGATGCCCTGCCGGTCTTTTCTTCCATATTGGGAAGTTTAGGTTTACCAGTTAACGGATTGGCAGTAGGAGCATTTAGCTCAGCATCAAGTATGGCTTGTTTTTCTAAACGGTCTATTTCCTTACCAAGAGCAATGACATCCGCCTCCATTTTGTTGTATGTTGCTTCATCTTCAGCGGAGATAAGTTCGTCTGTTCCACGTTTTGTATCTAAGAATGCCTTAGCAGCATCCCATGCTTTTGCACGTTTTTCGCGCAGTTCTAAAATCTTGTTCATAATTTTTTCCTCCTAATTAATGAATGATGTTGTTTAGCCGTTTTTCAAGATCAGCAGCAGAAATGCCTGTCGGTTTAACAGGCTTATTAATCTTTGGACAAATTTTGTTAAACAGCGAATTTGTAACAGCTCTGCGGCTGAAAGCATAAGTAAAGTCATCATTTTGCACTCGCTTTTTCTCATCTGTTAAAATGTCATCTGCGAAACCAAGCTCAATAGCTTTGTTAGCATTAAGCCATGTTTCAGCGTCCATAAGTCGAGAGAGCTTTGCTCGAGATTGCCCGGTTTTAATTTCATAGGCATTGATAATACTTTCTTTTACTTCCGATAGCATAGAGACTGCTTTTTGCATTTCCTCAGTATCTCCAATTGCTATTGTCAGAGGATTGTGCATCATCATAAGGGCAGTGGGAGCCATCAGCACAGTTGTTCCTGCCATAGCAATTACTGAAGCAGCAGAAGCTGCAATGCCGTCAATTTTTATTGTCACATTTCCTTTATAGTCCATGAGCATTGAATAAATTTGACTTGCTGCAATACAATCACCTCCGGGTGAATTAAGCCAAATAACAATGTCACCCTCACCGGCATTTAAGTCTGCTTTAAATGCATGTGGGGTGACATCATCATCAAACCATGATTCCTCGGCGATTATACCGTCGAGGTAAAGTGTCCGTGTTCCAGAGTCTTCATCCTTAACCCAGTTCCAAAATTTCTTCATTTGGTTTCCTCTCTTTCTGTAGTTTTTGCGAACGCACCTGCGTCCTGTAATTTAGTCATAGCACCGTTAATAAGATATAGGTCTCCGCCAAGTTCAGCAGAGATACGGTCTAAATTCTCAAGCTCACGAATATCATTGGCACTCATCCAGCCATTTTGCCTTGCAGTGGCATAACCATTCATACGGCTTACATAATCTCCTCGGAGAAGTCCATCTACATTAAATTTAATGAATACTTCAGGTTTTTCGCTTTCCATTAAAAGTGAACGACACATAGTCTGTTCCCATCGAATTATCCACGGGTCAAGTGTGTATTTTACAAACTCCAATGACTGCTGCTCAATGTTTGAGAAAGAAGATTTTTCAAGGTCTGCAAGCATATGGGGTGGCACTCTGAAAATACGTGCAATTTCATTAATTTGAAACTTCCTTGTTTCTAAAAACTGTGCCTGTTCAGGAGAAATACCGATAGGTTGATATTTCATACCTTCTTCAAGAACAGCTACTCGGTGAGAATTTGCAGAGCCTTGATATGCCATGTTCCAGCTTTCTTTCACCTTCCGCGGGTCTTTTATTGTGCCGGGATGTTCCAATACACCACCCGGAGTAGCACCATTTGCGAAGAATTTAGCTCCATATTCTTCAGTAGCCATAGATAAACCCACAGCATTTTTAGCCATAGCAATAGGGGAATAGCCTACCAATCCATCAAAACCTAACCCGGGTATATGAAGTACTTCCGATGGATCTAGATAGACGAGATTGTCTTTTCCCAAAGTTGGTGCATCTTCTATACTTCGTTGGTACAAATAAAAAAGCCGGCCATTTTTGTCACGGTCGACTGACATTTTATTTGGCATTAAAGGATATAGAGCAATAACCTCGCCTCGGGCATTTCGAATAATCTGGGCATAAGCATTGCCCCATAATAAAAGATGAATCATAAGCGTTTCACGGAAAGTGAATGAAGTCATCTCAGGATTTGGCTCATCGTGGAGCAGTTTATATAGCGGATGTCTTAAATATTTCTCTTTTCCACCTGTATCGTTGTATTTGTAGACATGAAGAGGAAGTCCAGCTAATGTTTCAGCCAGTATCCTCACACAAGAGTAAACTGCCGTCATTTGCATGGCTGTGTGCTCATTGACAGCTTTTCCGGCAGTTGTTCCTCCAAAAAAGAAATTATATCGACTGCCGCTTAAGCTGTCTTTAGGCTTGTCACGTGCCTTGAAAATTCCTTGTATTATTCCCATGGACATCACTCTCCTTAAAAATGGGTATGAAAAAAGCACCTATCCGCTGATAGATGCTTTATATTTTTATAGAATTATTAGATAGATTCTATCTATATTATAATTAAATTTCACTTTTGGCAGCATCTGCGATGCTTTTTATATACGTATTAACGGAACCCTCAAATACCTTTACTTGTATATCTGTATATTCATACTGTTTCTAATGACATAATACTCATTTTCGATTGTAGAAAATGGAATAAATATGGCTATATCACAATATTTGAATTTCTTTTCATTTTCAATTGCTCTTATATAATCCTTTAAACCAAACGTTATAAATTTTGTTTACAGTTCTCCAAAATTATCTTTCAAAGATTTTTCAAGTTTAATTGCTGATTCAATCTCCAACCTTTGGCACAACAATATTTGGAGTATTATTATTAACAAAGCTTATTGACTGTACTATCTTATTGAAGTCGCTATTAAGGCTACTAGTTATGTTATCTTTGTGAGTAATCGTAAAGGTATAAGATATGCCATTATTTATAAAAATAACACTTTCAAATTCATATACATCCTCATTTACGTTCCCGCTAAAATATAATTTTCTACCATCCAAATTTGCTATTCTTATGTTGCTTTGTTCAAGAATTTTTGAATTCGGCAAGTCTTTTACTAATCCCTGTATATATCCATCAAAAAATTCGTTCAGTAAATCATTCCCAATATCTATGTATTTGATTTGCACCATTAGCACCCCATCATTAGACGATGTAGTTCCAGAAGGATAGAAATACGTTATATCATTGCTAACTACTACTTGTTTCCAAGTCGATGAAACCTTGTATATGCATTCTCTAGCAGAAAATATTG